ATATACCCATAACACCAATAGTCTTAAGAAAGTATTCAAGTTTTTTGAGTTTTTTAACACTACATTCTGTATTTTCACATTTTATATCAACGGAATCATCATTTGGCATAATAAGATCATGATTACAATTTGGACATTTTACAGGTACATCACCCTTTTTACCTGGCTCAACATCTACTATGTATGGAATAACCTCTCCTGACCTAACTATTGTGATATTAACACCTGGCTCAATTTTGTTATCAAGAATATACTTCGCATTAAATCCAGAAGCTCTTGTTATTGTTACACCACCTATCTGAATAGGCTTAATTATAACAACAGGTTTAACTAAACCATTTCTTGAAACATTCCATTCAACACTATCAACAATAGCAGGAACAGCGGCCTGATTCACTTTAAATGCCACTTTTTGTTCTGGATATTTTACATCCTCACGTTCACTATTATCTTTTGTAAGTACAAGACCATCAAGATCAAATTCTGAATAATACCCCTTAAAATCATTTAAAGTTTCAATAAGATATTTTTCTGTAATATCATCATAATTTACTGATATTGTTTTTACAACAGGTAATCCAGTAATAAACAAATGATTTATTCTAGTAAATTCTGTTGATATATCATCAGCATTGAGATATTCATAAAACATTGGTACTAAAAGTTTTAAATATTCACTGTTTTCTTCATTTATAATACCAGCAACGGCATTTCTTTTTGTCTTATAACCTTCTGGAAGAGTTTTAAGAAGAACCTCACCTCTAGCCCAAATAGACCCACTACATTCTATTGGTTTGATAAATTTCTTAGCCTTTGATGTGATATTCATTCCATATTCACCATCACCTCTAAGATAGGCACAAACAACTTCACCATTAAACCAGTTAACACAAATTGATAAACCATCAAGTTTTGGAGAGATAATAATAATATCCTTCTGTTTCATAAGCCATTTCATGATAGTATTATCTTCATCACCTGCTTTATATTTGTTCAGGCTACCAAGTATAAATGGAAGTTTAACTTTATCTCTTGAATCAATTTTGAAACCAACTGAATCAAAATATGGATCATTGGGATTCTTTTCTCTTTCAATATCCTTTAGATCATCATATTCTTTATCTGATATTGGAGAAAGTCCAAGCTCATATAATTTATCATATTCTTTGAGTTTTTCAATTCTTGATTTCATTATTTTTATTCCCTTCTTACAAAGTAAACTTTTCTGGATCACTTGATATTTTAATGCAATTGTTAATTGATTTACCACAACTTGGGCAAGGTTCTTTTGTAAATAATTTCAAATCACCATCAATTAATTTTAACTTGGAACTACTTCTATATATTGAGCCACATTTACAATAACATGTATCAACATATTGTTTTTCAAAGTATTCATCATTTTTCATATAATAATATCCTCTTTAATAATTCTCTTAGGTGGAGGAGGTGGAGGGAGGAGTTTTATCATACTTAGCCTTTAATTTTAGATATAATTCAAGTTCATCAATATCTTGTCTAAGGGCATTATTCTTTTCTCTAAGATCATTTTCAATCTTAATTTCCACCTTTCTTTTTTCGATCATATCACGATACATAGGTGTTTCTTCAATATTAACATCTAAGGAGCAAATATACTCATATACTCCAATAATTTCAATAAAATCATATATATCATTATCACTATCAATATCATGATCTACCATACTTGTTGGGATAATTTCAGAAAGTATGGTCATAGCACCATTAAGTGTTTCATTCTCAATAACTTCAACATTTGTTATGGCATGATTACTATAGTTATTATAATCATAGTCATGAGAACCTCTAGCATAAACAATTACCCACATTTTATTATCTCCTATTCCCATCCAATTATTTTACTGATTCTTGAATGATCATCACCTGAGGGTTTTTTCTTATTCATAACTTCCGCATAATACTTTCCCATTTCACCTTGAAAAATAGGATCACCTGAAGGTGACATTCTCCATCTTTCAAGAAGTGTAAAGTAAGAAGCATTATCAATCCATTCTTTCATTTTTTCTGTATTTTCAATCATTATTAATTTCCTTTTCAACTAATAATTTTAATCTGTTCATTTTATCCTCAACATCAATTTGTTTTTCGATGAGGTCAAACAATGCTTGTTCTGTTACTTTCATGCCATGTCTTTTTTGGGATGTAACTTTATTAACAACAACATTTAACATTTTCCACTGTTTATACATCTCAATGGAAATTTCTTTATAGTCCATATTTACCTCTTTTTTATTATGGTGGAATTATATCATAGGTAGGTATCATTGTCAATGATAAATTTTGATGTGGCGAAGATGATGGGATTTGAACCCACGACCTTTGGATTGACAATCCAATGTTCTAACCAACTGAACTACATCTTCGTTTATATGGTATCCCCTACTGGATTCGAACCAGTGGCCCTGGCATTAGAAGTGCCATGCTCTATTCCACTGAGCTAAGGAGACATGAGAATGGTCAGGGATGCTGGCAATGCTCCAGCCTATCGCATGGCTCCAAACCACACTTGTCACTTTGATCGATCCCTGTATCTATAAATGTTTGGATATATTTATCTATTATAGGTTGAACCTCTTCTTTATATTTAGAATGTACATATACATGGTGTGTTGGGCATAGTGGGACTAAATTAACAGGATTATTATCATCATGATTGTTATTAATATGATGGACAGCCAATATTTTAAGTTCACCACATACTATACATTTTTTAGGATGATATCTAAAACATATCTCTCTATACTTACCTCTATCTTTAAGATTATCATCATCTTTGTAAAAGGCACCACCTACTCTATTGTGTCTGAAATATGTATTTGAACAAGCATAAGAACAAGTTTCTGTTTTTTTACTATAACTGAGACCACATACAGGACATATCTTTATATTTTTTGGGTTACTTTTACATGCCCTTTCATGTCTTTTAATATTACCCATATTACATTCTAGTTTACAATAAATACATTTAACTTTTTGGGACATAACTTTTAATCCAGCTAAATCAATATCATTTTTATTTGGATTGTGTTTACAAAGCCTTTCATGGTTATGAAGTGAATTATTATTCTTACACCTTTTTCCACAAAATTTACAATACATTATTTATAGTTTTCTATTTATGAATGAAAGGCTAAGTAATCCAGCAAAAAACAGAGCCATTGTAGATGGTTCTGGAGTAGAAGTGGTTTCATAAGTATTGTTATTTGTCCAGAATGTTATATGTGATAGATCAGGATTCTTTCCATTTTTAAAGATATGTTCCATTGAAAATAAACCTTCTTTTAAACTTGGATTGACCCAATACATGGCATACTGATCACTACCTTTAACACTATAAAATTTCACTGATTCACTTGAGTACCAAGTTCCTGACTTTTTATCATTATCAAAGTAAAATAAAAAATCACCATCTTTTCCAGCATCTTTATCTTCAAGTTTCATTAACATTTCTAAATCTGAATGATAAAGTATATCTTTATCATCAAACCATTTATTTATTTTATTTTCAACATCATCCACATTATTATCATTACCATTTACAGTAAACATCCATTCACCAGAATAACTGGGTTCTATTGGTCCAGCATCAGCTATAACAATAATGAATGTCATCATAAAAAGTATTAACAATGTAAAAGTTAAGAGTTTAAAATTAATTTTTATCATAATCTACCTTCCTTTATTTGCCTCATATAAATTCTCAATTTTCTTAACAAAACTTTCTAATGCGTCATTAGATTTAAATTCTATATACTTTATAGAGGATAACACATGATATAGTCTATTGTCAAGAATATATTTTCTTATATCCTCACTATATTCAACAATATGGGATTTATGTTTATCAGATAGTGATTCACCATTAATAGTGGAATATTCTTCACCTGATTTGGTACATATCTTTGTTTTCAACTTTCTGAGTATAATATCAGTTTCAAAATGCTTTGAACTTGATTCATCTTCTTTCATTATCCACACTTTGTCACCAACATCAACAGTTTCCAAAAATTCCATATCTTTTCCTTTAATTAAAAAACAAACTAAAAGTATTATTTCTATCTAAAATAGAGGCTTTATTCATTGGTTCCAGTAATATTTTAATCTTATTTATCAGGAACTTTTCAATCATCTTATCATAATCTGGTAAAATACCATTGGCTTCAAATTGTTTGGGCCATGTTGGATATGATATAGCATCAACATCAAACTTATTTGGTCTAACATATAATACATGAGCTTTATCACCCTCTGTTATTTCAGGATAGTTATTTTCTAATCCAAAAAGTTTTAAAAGTTTATGATAATTAGCTGCACCTTTAATGTGATATGGTGTGCCTTTTATAGGCTCATTATTAACAATATACTTTGATAATTTATTTATACTTATATTGGATGATATTTCATGTGGTTGTTTGCTCTTAATATTATCTTTACAAGAGTCAACAAAATCAATAATATCCTTATCACTTTTGTTTTCAAGAATGAATCTCAACACATCCTTAAGAATAACTTTAAATGCTGAGGGTGTTTCTGATCTAATAATTTCAAGACCCGTAACATCAATCTTATTTGTTGGAACACCTTCTTTATTTACTACGTTAAAACCATATTTCTTTTTTTTGATGAACAATGCTGTTTTACAGATAATTTCTTGTTTAAAAACGATAGCAAAGTCATCTTGTTTCACAATACTATTATAAGTATTTTGTTGTAATTCCTCAAAACAGGAGTTATCAACATACTTTTCAAGTAATTTTGACAACTTTAAAATAGCATCAATTTTCTTATCATCTGGATGAGCTTTCCACTTTTCCTCATCAATACCTCTTGATAAAAGAAACTCCTCAAATTTGAGAAATAAACTATCAGTGTCAATATATGCCACAAAATCCTTTTGATCCATACAGATTTCCTTTAAATTAATGGAGGAAGGTGAGAGATTCGAACTCTCAAACCATCTTTCAATGGTCCCTGGTTTTCAAGACCAGTTCCCGCAGCCCACTGGGGTCAAACCTTCCTTAATCTTAATATCTACGTACTGTCACTCTACCTGTACATGTTTCTTCAATGGTTTCTACAGTTAAACCATTCTCTGTTCTTCTTGTAACAATCTTTTCACAATCAGTTTGTGGTCCATTATTTTGATATCTACTATTTTGACTGTATCTATTATCTTGATACCTATCATTTTGATTGTATCTACTACCATTACCAGTTCTATAAGCTCTATCCCTATCTTGGTAATAATTGCTATCATAATTATCATATGTTTCAGTAGGAGTATTAGAGTGACCTGATTTATCTACTTCATTACCTATAAGATATCCAAGAACTGATCCACCAAGTCCTAATAGCATGGTAGTTTTTCTATCACCTTTACCAAGGGCACTACCTGCCATACCTGCCAATCCACCTATACCTGCACCCTTTTGAGCATTACTGGCTACACAACCTGTAAACAGAAAAATACAAACAATTAATAGTAGAATAGACTTTTTCATTTTAACTTATTCCTTCTTTTTCTTAAGTATTGGTTTCCAAAATTCACATTGTTCTCTTCTCATATCTTTAGTGGCCATGATACAATCTGTATGGTCATAGTCACCACCCATATTAAGAACACATTCATCTGGTTCCATATCATGATCCAAATCAAAATGGCAACCATATTTCAATGTTTTTATGGAAGGTGTTAACATTTTAACAAAATCAGCGGCATCATACATACCCAGTTTATTTGCCACAAAGATTAAATCAGCAATTTGATCATCTAGGGCATCCTGTCTTTGTGGTAGCTTTGGTATAATTTTAAAATCCATGATATTTTTCCTTTATAATATACTTATTATACTTCCTCATATAAAATTTCTACTTTCCATTTTTGTTCTTTACAAAACTCTTTTATATTTGTATCATTTGGATTAGAAAAGAAGCAATCCTTCCAATGATCAATAGTTCCAATAAAAACATCTCCATTTTCAACTTTTATCAATTTTATTTTTTCATTATTAGATTCTCTACCATCATATTTATTTTCCATAATTACCTCTTAATTTGTCAACTTAATATATCTATTATACACTATTCTATATGATTGTCAAGAATTATTTTGGTACCGGAGACGAGACTTGAACTCGTAAGGTCCATAAGGACCGAGGGATTTTAAGTCCCTTATGTCTGCCAATTTCATCACTCCGGCATTAATCATACTCATATAATACATTAATATTATACTATTGTCAAGAATTATTTATAGATTCTATTATTTTATTTAATTCACTTTCAAATGGTTCATATTTTGATGGATCATTCAACAATCTATTAACAAAATTTTGACCTTCTATAATTGTATTTTTTGAACAACTTGTTATAGCCTCAGCAATATTTGTATTGAAATATCTACAATATGGTACAGCGAGAACTCCAAATGCCTGATTTAATACAATTTTCAAGGCCCACTGTAATGAAAAATATCTTTCTGCTTGCTCCTTCATCAATCTATACTTTTCTGGATCGGTTTTTTCATATTGAGCATATTCTTTTTTAAGTTGGATCATCTTTCCTTTAATCTCTTTTCTTTTAAAGAATACATTCTTTTCAACAGAAGCATAGACACCTTTTTTGGTATTATCAAAAACTGTACCACATGGAGCTATTGTTATTAACTTCTTTTTAAATAATTTTGTAAATGAAGTTAATTTATCATTTTCCATTTTTGATATACCATTAGTCTTTATTAATTGGAATGGTATATCAAATGTACTTCTTTTACAACAATCAAGTATCTGTTCTTCTCTGAGATTAATAATTCTACCAATATATGTTTCTGGACTCATATTCATAATAATAATTGAAGTAGGGTAACTGGAAGCAATATCAATATCAATAACCCAATTATGCAATCCTATTTCAGGGTCTTTAACATAGGCAGCAGGAAAATATTCTTGGTGTCCACCAGCAAAGAAAGGGGCACATAGTTTATTTCTTCTGTAATGTGTTAATAAGAGTCCTTCAATTTGTTGAACGGATGCATTATAACTCTTTATTGGAGTTTTGCATAACAATGATAGTGATTGGGCTAGTTTTATGTAACCAAGTTTATTTTCAAGTTGTTCAATTAAATCATTATCACCAATATTATATTCAACATATAAATCCCAATTTTCCTTATATAAATTTCTCAAATCACCATAATCACTATAATCAACTTTTGTTACACCAAGTTCATCTTGGGCAATATGACCAAGTGTATAGTTTTCTTGATTTTTTGGTGTATACCATTTATATAATGACATGTAATCAATTAATGATACACCAGCTATATCAAACATGATAGCATTTGTGGTATTATTTTTCCACATTTTAAATTTATTAATAGGTGATAATTGATAATGAATGGTTGTATCATCACCAAAGATTTTTTTACATCTATTAACAATATATGGAATATCAAATCCACCAAACTGATTTGTTTTATTATCAGCACAAATATTCCAACCTGTTAATATATCAGGTGTATGTTTATGAAACCATTGTATAAAATTCTTTAAAAGATCAGGTTCATTTCTACAGTTTTTATAATCAACTATAGCATTTCCATTATATTGGTGGAGACCCCAAGAATGTGATTTTCCACCAAATTCTCTGACATTTATAACAGTTATAGGTGCTAATGCCAATTCAGGATGTGGAAAGCCATCATCAGAGTTAACTTCAATATCAACTGAATAAATCCTTAACTTAGGAACAGATAACTCTTCATCTGGTATACCATGATATCTTTCAGCAAGAAATTGTAATGATGGAATTACATTATTCTCATACATATTAATGGACTCTTTTTGAGCTTGAGTACATTGTTTATATGAGTTGAATATTTGCTTTTTAGCAAAGAATCCATCAAGTGTTTTTATGCCTGTATCTTCTTTTGTTTTTTGAAAGAAATATGGTACCCATGGTATACTTGTATACTCACGACTTCCATTTATTTCTTCCCAAAGATGAATTTCGGATTTATTTGTATCATAAAATATGTTTCTGAACATAATATTTACAACTTCCTATCAGCATGGTTTGTATAATAACAAATTGTTTGTTTAAATTTACTTTTTTCTAAAAGAATTCTAACTTCTCTTATTTGTAGTTTACCAAGGAAGTTTTTCTTATTAAAGTAATCAGTAAGACTTTTCCATGAATAATAGAAACCATCAAACTCTTTAGTATAGTATACACCTTCATGGATAAAAAATAAAGGTAAATCTTCTACAATATTACCTTCATGAATAGTAAAATCTGAACTACTATTACAAATAAAAACTGACATTATTCATCTCCCCACATATATTCAATATTAAGTGAGTCAAGAGTGCTTGTAATGATTTCATCACATCCATAATCAATTGACATAAAGATAAGACCCATATTATTATCAAAATACTTTTTGAATTTCTTTATTCTATCATTATCCAAGTAAGATTTCAAATCCTCATCATCCATACCCATGCCATCACCGGTGAGATATTTTTTATACTCATCCATACTGTTTATAGTTTTATCATTTTGTGGTGTTATTATAATAAATGAACTGGATGAACTATTACTTACAAAACCATTTCTAATCTTCATTGAAAATCTCTCCATTAATAATCATATCATTTGTAAGATCATCATTGTTATAATATAGGAATGAACTGATTGGACTCTCATCATTTGATATTCCAACTATCATAATTTTTTTACCCTTGTTAATGTAGTTCTCCAACATATTATTGTATTGTTTCATTTCAAGTTTTGAATATTTGGAATCTTCTGTAATCATTGAAGGATTAAAGTAATATTCATCTTGAAAATACTCAATTAAGTCATCTTTAGTTTCTATAACACGTTCTACTAGATCACCAATAGATACATCAATTCTAATTCTAATGTCTTTTTTGTTTCTATTTGATGTAATCATAAATGAACTGGATGAACTATTACTTACAAAACCATTTCTAATCTTCATTATAAATTCCCTCATTTAGTTATAGATTGAACCCTCATGCCATCTGATATCCAATTCAACACCAGGGAATAATTTGAGAAGATCACTCTTAATATAATTTTTCCATGTTATATGTACCATATCATCTGGTTGTTTACTTGGATGAAGACCAATCCATAAAGTTTCATCCTCTTCTGAAAGGTATAAATCATATTTTTTACCTTTACTATTAAAATATGTATTGACAATATTTTTCAGTTCATATGGATCATTTTCAAAAACACCAATAACATCTTCAAATTCACTTTTATTCTCTAATGTATTTAAAAAATCATAGTTTAATTTAATTTCCGCTCCATAAATCACAAATGAACTAGATGAACTATTACTTACAAAACCACTTCTAATCTTCATTTTCTTCTCCACATTTTTACTTCATTATCCCAGTGATAACTCCTATCATTTTTATATTCAGGATTATCAGGGTGGTGTACACTACTTAATGGTATGCCATCATAATCATCTTTAGATTCACAAACTACATTATTTGAAATGGGTCTTGAATCAATAATTTTTTTAAGGTTATCATTAATTGATTCAAGACCTGTTGTAATTATATTAATTAACTCAATAAACTGATTATCATCCATTTCTACCTGCTCCATAACTATATTTAAAATCTTTAACATAATAAGTTGTTATTTTATTAACAAAATCAACTATATTGTGATCAAAATCCTCAAATTCAAAGTTATCATAATTAGGTTCATCATAGTCATCTATAGAATGATTTGTAAAATAATGATCACCTTCATCACCATAATAACTTAATTTTAATATAAAATCACCTTCTTCAACATCATTTGGATTTAACTCCTCAAATGATCCATCAAATGATTCCACACTAAGATTTTTTGGATTACCATCATATATATCAAGTGATACATAATATTTCATATTGGTTTCCTCAATGATATCAATCACTTTTTTATAATCCGTATCATTAACCGCACCTATACCAATAATAAATGAACTAGATGAACTATTACTTACAAAACCACTTCTAATCTTCATTTTACCACCTTTGAATCATATAATTTTTGATTATTTTCTTTATCAAAGTCATCCTTGAATTGTATGATTTTTGATTTTCCTTCATTAAAAGCTGTAATTATGGAGTCAATATGATCAATATCTTGTACCATAAAGCTACCCTCAACCGATACATATCCTGTAAACAAAACTCTTATAGCTGCTTTCAATCTTGACCAAAATCTTGTAATAAAATTGTTATTATATCTATAATCATTCCAAGATATTGTTTTATAAAAGTTTATATTGAGAAATCCAAAATCCTTATCAAACTCAAATTCTATATCAGAACTACAATCATCACCACCACCACAGGAACAAGCTATTCTATATAATATGGATGTACCTTTCCATTCACTTACTTTCATAACACCTTTTGATATATTATCCATCGTATGAACAATCCTCATACCAACCAAATGAAATATCAACATCTTCACCCAATGTTTTAGTAATATGGGCCTTTATCTCATCCATTGTTTCTTTAAGTGTTTTGTTGATATCCATATTTGATGGATCAATACCAATAACAATATCACTTTCATAACCAAGTCTTTCAACAGTATATGGACTTTTAAAAACACCTTCTAAGGCTCCATATGGATCTTCATTGAAATAATCGTCATCATCAACAAATTTAGTAGCCAATTTAGCCATTGTATCATCATCAACTTCAATAAGTCCACCATATATCATAAATGAACTGGATGAACTATTACTTACAAAACCATTTCTAATCTTCATACTTTTCTCCTTTATCTTAATGAACCATCCTGATACCATGAAAATGAGTCAGTTTCATTTTTATCTCTTAACATGTAATCATATATAGCACCCATTGTATCCCCATCTTCATCACCAAATGAGATACTTTTCCCTTCTTTGGGTTCCCATACTATACCTCTATCACATCCTCTCATAAAATCTTCAACAGTTCTATTTTCCCAACTGTAATATTCATTAAAATCTTCTACAAGATATGATGTTTCATTGGCAAAATCTTCAAGTGTCTTAATACTATTTGTTTTATTTTTAATATAAAATGAACTGGATGAACTGTTACTTACAAAACCATTTCTAATCTTCATGACCTAAACTCCTTTTATATAATACTCTTTTACACCAATACAATTCAATAAAAAGTAACACATATCAAAATTATCCATTGGTGTGCTAACTACTACATATTTATCATCAACATCAACATACCATCTATCACTATCATCAATCCACTTATCATTATAACACTCTTTGGCAACTTCAATATGATTTTGAATATCTTCAATCTGTTTATCTGATAAATAATACCTCTTGATCATAAATGAACTAGATGAACTATTACTTACAAAACCATTTCTAATCTTCATGATCTTAATTCCCTTATTTTTTTATTAACTATAATCGTAGATGCAACTGTAATAATTGATTCAACAGCGAACATTGAAAGCAAAAAGTAGCTTAATGTATATGATGCAACTATAATTAATGGCACTCTGAATAAAAGTACAGGTAATAATGATACATTTTTAACCATTTCATCCTTTGGTATAACATCCTTGATATCATCAATTGTTATAGTACCAATAATGGATGCTATATTAGTAATCGTCTTTATCAGAGCGGCTACAATATACATTATAGTACCAAATACTAATCCAATAGATGCGAATTGTATATTAAAAAATGTTCCAAGCATACCAAATATCAATAAAGAAAATAATATAACCGGTAATAATATTGTATATAATTTTGACATTTTAGTTATATTACTCTTTTCCCAAATTTTTAACTTTTCACTTTTGTTGAACATTATTATACCTCAAATATAGGACAATTTCTATCGTTCTTGATCAAATTATTTCTAAAAGCAACACTTTTTTCATTATTCCAAATATCACTAACAAAATTTTTACAATCCACAACATTTAATCCATCAACCCATTCATCTTGACCCTCAGCAAAAGAGCATGGAAAGTAGTCACCTTTGGAATTAACATAAGCTGAAAAACATGTTGATTCACATGGTTCACTGATGGTTTTAAACAACTCATAATCTTTATGTCCCTTCACAGAACTTAAAAATTTATTACAGGAGCATGAATCAAATCCAATTGGAATGTTATTATCAAGAGCAAAATCAATAACATTATTAAATTTATCCTGAGATAATGGTGTGAATCCTTTACCTCTACCTTTCTTTTTTAATGAAAGGAGAACAATAGCATTTAAGCCATTAAGTCTTGGTGCTTTATTAATATAATCATTGAAAGTTTCATATACCTGATCCAATGTTTCCTCTGAAATCATAATATGAATATTCACCTGTTTCATTCCAATTTTAGTAAGTCTTTCTATTGAATTATAACAATAATTCTTATTATAATATCTTGAAACGGCAACCGCTCCACAATATTTCTTGATCAATAAAGCTGTATTATCATCAATATCCGCTACCGTAATATTAGGAACAATACCCAGTGATCTTGTATATTCCATCATTTTCCATACATCAGGATTTGATGTACATTGAGCATCAGCACCAATAGCTATCTGAGTAAGTGTTTTGGGCATCTTATCAAGTATAGTTTTGAACATTTCAAATGACATATTTGATTTGTTATTTGGTGTATTGGCTTTATAACAAAATGGACATGGAATACTACCGGGACCTTTGCAGATATCAGTAATTTCAATATCCAAAATTTCATTACCATATGGAGAAAAAATTGGGTCATCCATTTTATTTTTTCCCCATCTAGCAAAAAATCCTGTTTCTGTATTAAAGATAAAATTATAATCAGGTGAACTAAAGACTTTCATTTTAGAATTTCCTTTAAATTGTAAAAATTTCTGAAAGGTATATGATAACATCTGATTTTTCATTAGTTTTGTAATAAGAATTAACCCTTTCCATAAAATTGGTTAATTCACTCATAACAGTATATGGAATAATATCAAGAATTTCAATAGCTGGTCCATCAACCTCAGGTATATCACCGTAGGGGATATATTTCTCCATTCTTTCATTTCCAATTGCACGACCTTCTGCAATTTGGAATCCTTTATCAATATCAAATTCATCAAGTGAATTACATACTGACCATCCAAAGCATACTTTATCTTCAAAGATACCTGAAATAAGTATTCCTTTTTTGTTATTTTTCCTATCCCTAATATATTGAACAATGGGACTTTCTAGAATTGTATAATCTTGCCACATAATTAATGCTCCTTTACATTTTTAAATTTTGGGGTGATAGATGAGAATTGAACTCATATACATCGGGTCACAGCCAATGACTTTAACCTTTAAGATACTATCACCATATTTTTAATTATCACACATTTTAAAACTTTTGTCAATCAATAAATTCTGACCAATGTTTTTTAGCTGCTAGCTCAAGACTCCACCAACCCATACCATTACCAGGATCATTTATTGTTTCACCAACTTCTTCAAATATAAATGGTCTACCATTAACCATTGAGGTATAAATCTTTGACTCTTTACCAATAATACCTCTCTTAAACTTCTCTGTTTTACCATAACCAAGCCAGTTATTCCTACAGTGGTTGGTACCAACCAGAAATGCATTTGATTTATTATCAATAGCTCCCTTAGGTATAAATAAGATTGAATCCTGTTCAAAGTATTCACCCAAGTTCTTGACATCATTTAATAAATTACCACCATCTTTTATATCAACCACAAAAAAGGATTCTTCTTTACCAATACTTCCACCTTCTGGATATTTTCCTTTTAGTGATGTAACAGAATAACCCATACTTTTAAGTTTAGCAAGTAATGATTTATTTCTCGCTGCATTCTCACTTTTTGTATAAGTTTCACCATTACCACAATCCCTGGCTTTTCTAAATGCTGTAAGGGCAGCACAATCATGATTAAGGTTATGTCTCCATAGTCTTGATAGTGAACTTTCTGATACAGTTAATTCCATCCATTTTTCTCCATGTGATTTTTCATAATACATACTTGTTTCAATTCTCTCCATCATTTTAAAAAGGAACTTTTTACTCTTATGTGATCCCTTTAATAGCATTGAAAAGAACTCTTGAAATTTATCACCTATATCATCAATATTGATACCTCTTTCACTCACATTAAACATATCAAGTATCTTACCAACACCTGATATGGAATTTGTTCCCATCAGAGCAAAACTATCTTTATTCTTCGATATTACAGAGTGTTGATCATATTTTTTACCCAACTCAATGACTTCATCTCTTTTGATATTTGGTATAAACAAACTTTTTTCAGAGAAGAATTCCTCATCACCAACATAACCACCCTTGAGTTCAATATAACCATATCCCATTTTTCTAACATCTTTGGCTAACTTTTTATAACTTTCTATATTATCAATATCGGTATTTGACTTTCTAAATGGAGAAATAACACCAAAATTCTCTGTTTTTTCAATATGTTTTGATATTCTTGATAATGAACTCTCATTAATATAATCATATAGATTACTTTTATTATTCATTGTTTCATTAACAATGTCATATGGTTCTAGATCATCCATATTATCAATGGTTACTTCTATAATGCCATATCTATCAAAATAATTCACTTCATTCATATTGATTAATTTTTTAAGTTCCATTGTCTCAATTGGCTTCTTATCTTGGTCAATTTTAACACTTGAAAATGGATCATCTTCTTTATATCCATGAATACCTTTTAGGATTTTCTTAGCCCAATCCATGATAAGGGACTTTGATTTACCAGAAAAGACCTTTACATTAATAGACCAGAAATCCCTATATTTTCTTATTCTTATCCAACCTTGTTTAAAAAGGGCTACCATCAATTGCTCTCTTGCTTTACCCTCTTGACCTATTTTCTCTTTATAAAACTTATAAACATATTCAATAAATTCAGATGTGAATCCAAATTTTTCTGGATTATTAATCACCTCTGTTATATGAGTAGTTTTAACATAAATTATTTCACCCTTAGGTGATATCCAAAAAGCTGCCATCATTTTTTTAATTCCTTTTCCATTTGAGTAATATATAGATATTTATTAAAATAAAAATCCTTCTATAGTATTACCATAGAAGGATTATATCATATCTAAACAATATGTCAAGTTTTATTTTATACTAAACCAGCTTCTTCATCGAGTTTTTTGACCAACCATTCTCTGGCAATTTTAGAGATGTTAGCATTAACATCCTTTGGAATTAAACCAGCATCACTGATAATATCAGAATCTTCCTTAATGATATCATTAATAACACTTCTGATATAATCACCCATTTTTTCAATGGAACCCTTACCACCATTTAAAGTATCAAAGGTCTGATCATACATCTGAGCAAGTCTCCACTCTGGTGTAACTTGATTAACAATATCAATAATAAGCTGTAATCTAACATCATCAACCTTTTTAGCAACCTTTACTTTAGACTTACCAGCATGTTTATCACCCTTCATTTTCCATCTTAAAATACTATCTTTAAATTTGATGGAGAAAACAATACCTTCACCAATGCCACTAATACCAAACTCTTTTGCTACAGGACATTCATTTTCAACTTCCATAACCCAGTCAACCATTTTATTTTGGGAGAATAGGGCATTTTCAAAGTCAATTTCAATTTCAAATGTCTTGAAACCTCTGATATCAAAAATTCTATTATCAGAAAGAACCAATTTATAATCTTCTAACCAGAAGGCAGATTCTTCCTCATTAAATGGTGTTACTTTGATACCAATGATAAAGAAAGATTTCTCAATTTCACTAATACCAACACCTTTCTGGATACCCTTTCCAGCCCACTCACCATAAACAGTTACGGTATTCTTATTGGTATCAATATTAAGACTTTTAATAATACTTAGAAATGTGTCATTATTTTGTGTACCAAAGAAAGCAAAACCAGCATTATCATTTTGTGGTGTGATAATATTTTCTTTGGATTGAAACCACATACCACTAACATCATTATAACAAACAGCGGCATTAGTACCATGAAGTTTTATAGTACCAATGGCCTTAAGAATAGGTGCTTTAATAGACCTGTCATGTATAGGATCACCATTAGCATCAAATCCAGTAAATGTTACCATATGTTTAACATTTTTAATAACATTTCTGAACTGTTCAATGGATGGCATTTTAATAAGTTTTTTCATAATACACCTCACACATTCTTATATAGATGGTAAAAATTCTTTAAATCTATTATAATTATCAATAACCCACTGAGATGGATCCACCCATCTGATACCTGGAACCCTATCTCTTGTTTCATTACCATATGGAGAACAATAAGTAAGCATCATTATCATACAACCATGAAAAAAGTGTATACCAGCTTCCTCCCATTTATATTTATAGCCATAAAATTTGTCACCATGGGATGATATAATACCACAATTACATTCCCATCCACCATCCACTTTTACATCACCAAAAAATTTTGGCAAGTATAAATCCATAAAATCATAATGGTTCATAACAATTCTCCCTATTCATTTATAATATTATTATATCATAAATGGAGCATTTGTCAACCATAAATTTTTCTTATATAATCAAGTGTAACAATGGAATAATTATGCTTTGAGTCTTTTAATTTCAATTGTTTTGTGTTTCCACCTTCTCTATAAGCAACATGAACCCAGCCACCAGGAAAGTATTCAGCTATAAGTTCTCTATAATCAAGATTATTATGTATCCATTCCAGTATATCAAATAACTTTATTTTTGTATCAAATGGTTCAATATCAGCGGCCTCACCTTTTGTATGATTAGAGGAAGCATTACTTCCAACCTTTAAACATAACTCAGGACTTCTAAATCCAGAAGTTATTCTGATTGATCCAAACTTATTTCTTACTGGTTGTAGAATTTTACTCACCAATAGCTCAATATTTTTCCATTGTATATCATTAGGCTCATTTTTGATACCAAGTCTCATAGCTGTATCGGACTTAACAAACTCATCATATAAAAAATCTGAATTTTTTTCTATAGTTATTTTAATGTGATCTTTTAAATTTTTTGTCATGTATTTCACCTTTTTTAATGTATTCAATAACTTCAATATCACTTTTTTTAATCCATGATACATAATGATCACCTATAGCAAGTGTATCATCTACAATACTATGAACTTTTCCTTCTTCTATAGTATTGGTATTCTTGTTTTTCCATAGTAAAATATCACCAATAACTGGTTCATTAGACATAATTTATTTCCCTTTATAAGAAACATATTAATGTAGTACAAATTCTAGTTTTGGTTTAAAATCCTTAATTTCACCAACTTTGTTATAACCATATCCATTCTCAATAAAATGGGTACCAAGCTTATCAAACTCTTTATATTGGTGATTATGACCTGAAATCCAAAGTTTTGGATTATATGTTGTAATAAGATCAGACCAATCATTAACAAAAAATTTATTAAGATTACCTCCCATATATTTAGTAGGTGTATGGTCAACAAGTGGTGAATTATGTGTAATACAAACCATAGTTTTCCCTTTGAATTCATTCATAGTATCGTCAAAGAATTTTCTTGATATTCTATTCATCCCAACAGCTTTATATGGATCAAATCTTAAATCAGATATAATATGGAAATCATTTAAATATTTAGCATCTGTTTTATCATATACATCATGCCACCCACATGCACCAATGAATATAATATCATCTTTTATAAAATAACTATTATTTAAAAATATCATACCATATCTATTAGAATAATCAGTTAGTAAATTATCCATATATTCAAAATTAGTATGATAATACTCATGATTTCCTGGAATGAATATAACATTACTACCAAAAATATTAAAGACACATTCCATTTGTATCCCTATCTTATTATAGGTGAAGTTATCACCTGCTAATATTATATAATCAACATTTGACCTTAAAGATAGTAAGAATTCATTAATGGACTCCTTATCTTTAAAAAACTCTAAATGTAGATCACTTAATACTTGAATTATCATTTTGAACTTCCTCCTTAAATGGCCTAATAACTTCTTCCCTATTAGACCTGGTAGTTTCATACATCATTTCTTGTTTAGCCCATGCTTCTGTTCTGGTTGGTATTTCATATGGATTATCTTTAAATTTATTCTTTTCAAGAAAGTCCTTTTCAATATTCTTAATTAATTCTGGACTTAAATCAACATGAACAAGACCTTTACTTTTAAAAAATTCATACTTCTCATCGATAACTTTACCTTTACCAATGATTCTAAAAAATACATTCTTTAATAATGTAATAATGCTATCGTCAATGGTTGTCTTTGTCAATTTTGCTGCTTTATCCAATGAGTAAAATATAGCAAGTAATGAAAACTTATTTGCCATAACAAACTCAAGTGCCACTGGCAATGCAGCGGCTATCATTAAATCCAATGAAAACATTTGTTATTTCTCCTTTTTAAATATACCATCCTCAATATGTTTACATTCATCAATATTTAAAAATCCATCTGTTATGAAGTAAATCCAAGCATAAAACTTCTTACCCTCTTTGTTAATAACCCATATTGGCTTTCTTTCATAAAAATTTGGATGACCTTCCAAAATATCCAAATCCTCTAAAGTCTCATCAGTAACCTCATATACCTCTCCATGGACACGTACACTTTTAAAATCATCACTGTCATTTATGACAAATGGCAAACCATGTTTTAAAAATAGATATGGTTTATCTGTTATGGCATCACAAACAAATCTAGAGCCTTTTTTTAAAACACAATGATTACCAAACCCACTCTTCAATGTACCATAAACAAATATAGTGCTAATTCCACTCATTATTTCTCCTCTTCCTTGTATGATTCAAGTGATGTTATCTCTATGTAAAGGATTTTATCATCATTAACTTCCCTAACTAAGGCATAATTTTTATTTTTGGTTATAATTTTTATTTTAATAGGTCTCTTGGTTTTTTTAATACTTCCACTATCAATCACTTCATTTTTTCTTCCAACATCATTTCTTTTTGAAGCGTAATACCATAGTTGAATAGTTGATGGATCACTTGATATCATTGATCCTGTTTTGATTATATCATCTTCCTTTTCGGATGGTCTAACATTATAAACTGTTATAAACAATATTGATACAATTATAAATGCTACCACAAGTATAATATATGTTTTCATAAGCTAAACTCCTTTTTGTTAATATATACATATTAACATATTTGGAGTAAAAGTCAAGCAAATTCTATACAATATTGAACATAACATTATAATTATCCCAAAGACTATTAATAAGTCCCATTTCCTTATCTGATTTAATTGAATTTAAAATTCTTTTATCACTTGATGTATCTATAAAAAGAAACAATGTAAATGAATATTTTGTTTGGTATACAAGACATTGGCCAAGGCCGCTCCTAACATCTGTTCCAGTGTCACCTTTTTTAATCTCAATAGCAATGGTAATATCATTAATATTAACTTCCATATCAGGTCTATGTTGTGTTCCAAATAGAATCATATTATGTAATGTATTTTGTTTATTTGACTCCCAAACCAATGATTTCTTAGCCATTTCAATTTGTTTTTCTTTAGGATATTTAACAAAACATTCAGCTATTTTATTAAGAAGAGGTGTATACATAAATTGTTTAATATAATCCTCATCTTTATTTTTATAATCAATTGTATCATAAATGTATTGATTACTTATGGTATCCATAATAGTATCAAGCAGTTGTTTTCTATTTTTTGATTTTGGTGTCATGTTATTCTCCTTATATTGTTTAGAATCATAATAAACAATATAACATGAATATGGTTACATTTGTAAACATCAAATTCAAAATTTTTTATATTTGCTTGATTTTATTCTATTAACCATACTTGAATAGGTTTAAGTTTTGGTGATCCATTTGGAAATGAGCCACATTTCCAATATGTTGCTAACTGACCAATACCAAATGATGACCCATGCTGTCTACATATAATACCTTCACTAAATGTAATCTTATTATTAAATGGAATAGAATTATACTCTTTAATAGACATTTCAGGAAAGTTCTTAAGTCCTTGAACCAAATTCTTATTTTCATCTTTCATTTATCAAATCCCCATTTAGAGGGACAACCATCACTTCTCCAACTCTCAAAAACTTCATCTTTTTTACAATTATTATAAATATCAATATACTCTATAACTTTTTTAGAAATAAAAAATGTCCTCACTGTACAATATCTAGGTATAAAATAAACACTCTGAAACATATTAAGATATCCAAGTGGAACTTCAACAATAACTATATTATCAAGTGAAAATTTGGTTCCACATTTTCTGGCCATCTCTTCTGTTAAACTTATAGTATAACTACCCATTGTTAAATCACTTGTATTATCAACAATATTTTTAATATCTATATTACCATAGAGATTTCTAATATAATCAATTAGATTTAAACCAAAGTTATTTTTATTATATTTAACAACATAACTATCATTAACATTATCTCTTTCATTTGTAAAAAACTTAACCTTAAATTCCATAATTTTCTCCTCTAGGATACAGATTTTTTAATTTCTCTTGAATCATTTGATGTTTTCACATCATCTATCCACTTATCATATTCAGTTTCACAATATATCTTTAGTGACCTTGTATCAATATAAAATTTATTGATATCACCAACTCTACCACCTATTCTATTCTTAATGATTTTCCAGTGAATTTCATTCTCATATGTAAATTTATCTTCATCATCACCCAAGAATAACATAAAATCCGCTGTTGCTGGTACACCACTACTCTCAGCCACATAGTTATGATCTAATTCTTTTAGATCAAGTTTACTACCCTCTCTGTTAACCTGTGTAGCCGTTATTATTGGAATATCAAATTCCAAACTTAATGATCTTAATTCTTCTGCTATTTTTTTAACGTCAATATACATATTACCTGTCATAACAGAAGCTTTCATAATACCAATATAATCACAGTATAAAGCTGCTATTTTTATCTTTCTCATTCTAAGTTCACGAAGATAAATCCTGAAATCATTTGTGGATGCATTACCTGTTGGGAATTCTTTAATGAAAAGTTGACCAATGCCTTCCTTCTTTTTTAAGTTGGCAACTTCTCTTATCATATGACCTCTTATTGATTTATTGATATACATTTTATTGATATCAACCTTACCATATATAGAGTCAAATCTTTGAGAAAAGGCATCCTCTGACATTTCCATACTCATTAATACAATATTATGACCATTTTCAACTTGTCTAGCCGCAATATTTGCCATTAATAGTGATTTACCCTTATGTATTGGAGCACCAATAACATTTAGAGTATATGGAATAAATCCACCATTTAGATATTCATCTAGTTCTGGATAATATGATGGAATAGAATTGAGATTACAGTCAATAATTCTTTGTATTCTAGCACCAAAGTCATTAAAGTAATTGGTACCAAGATCAATTTTTATATCTTTACATAAAGCATTTTCAACCAAATCTCTTATCTTTTGTGGATTATCATTGGCCTCAATAATATCCACACTACGCATAATGGCTGTTTTCATGGCCTTATCTTTTAAATAGAGGTTGGTTTCTTCCCTTAACCATTCATAATTCTTTGTTACATCATATTCACTATTCTTAATTTCTTTTAGGAAAGTATCAACATCTTTTTTGGATTTTTCATCAACAGAGTTCAATATAATAGACTCTTGTGGTAACTCATTGAACTCTTTAATATTATTTTTAATAGTTTTGAAAATAATTGATACACCTGGGGTATCAAAGTAATCTTCTTCAAAACATGATGTTACAGTAAGAGCAAATTCCTCATCTAGTAACATAGTTTTTATTATACATTGCTCAATAAAAATTGGATCAACCATTATTTCTCCACAAATTCTTTACAATTAGATACAATTATTCTAGATGATTGTTTACATTTCTTCTTACAACCAGTACATTGATAGTTTGTATATTTAAACCAGTATCCATTAAAGGCTTTGGCATCATTATCAATGGGTTTAGGATCATAGAAATATAGACTTTTAACATTTAATGATTTTAAATATTCTTCCTTTGATTTCTTTGTAAATTTGATACCAAGAAGATCACTGTAAACCATAAAATCTTTATATGAGTGAAAATCATTAATATCAGAGAATGATCTAATGATTTTATCATCTTTAATAAGATTGGTGTCTAATTTTAAAAGATCAACTTTACCTTTAATAATATGGTTGCCTTTCATAACAACAATAACATCCATCATAGTTCTTCCTTAAAATAAATATCATTAACAATTTCTTTAATAATACAAGTTAGTTTATCAATATTTGTATCTTCTTTTTCATTCATTAGTGAAAAATTGTAATATAATCTCTCATTATCATATCCTATATTATATATTGTTACAATTTCACCTGTATCAAGTTTAACAATATAGAGACCACTATCATCGTCAGAATCTAGTACTTTATAATTCTGTAACATCCCATGTTCATTCATTCATTATGATCCTCCTTTTATTATTCAATGTCTTAATTATATACTATTTTTCATATTAAGTAAAGTTTACTTTATTTTATCAATATGTTATATTAAATACATGTATGTCTTAAAGGAGAATATTTATATTGAACAGATTAGATCAAGAATTAGTAGAAAAAATTCAAAAAGATATAAATGAGAATAAAATACTTGAGGAACTATATGATGAGTATATGATTCAGGAATTGTTACAATTCAATGAGAATAACTTATCAGATAAAATCAAGGATAATCCATTTATATCAGAGCAATTTCGATTATTATATCTTAAAGAGGCTCAAATTCTCAAGAGGGTTGAAATAATTTATGAGACTGAACTTGGTAAGAAGTATGATCACTATAAGTATGAATGTGAGAAGAACTTAACAAAAACAGAAATTGAAAAATACTATCTACCAAAAGAAGAAAGTATTATAAAATTAAGTAAACTTGTATCCAAACAACAATTAAGGACTGATTTCTTTGAAAGTGTTTGGAAAGCACTTGATAAACAAGGTTGGATGTTAAAAATTTACCAACAAGAATTGAAAGGTATGTAATTTGATAGTATATATAGCCACAAATAAAATAAATGGTAAATCATATATTGGTCAAACCATACAAAAACTATCTTGTAGAATATCAGGTCATAAGTATAATAGTATTACACTTGGTACACGTAGATATTTCTATAATGCTATAAGAAAGTATGGATTTGAGAACTTTGAATGGAATATACTTTGTGAATGTGATACAAAAGACGAACTTGATGAAATGGAATATCACTATATAAAACAATATCATACCCATCATTTAGATAATGGTTATAATTTATCATATGGTGGTGAAGAAAACAATGTAGGATTTAAAATGTCAGATGAGACAAAAGAAAAAATGAGTAGATCAAGAAAAGGTCAAATACCATGGATTAAGGGTAGACATCATACTGATGAAACAAAAGAAAAGATAAGTATATGTGGTAGAGGAGATGGCAATGGATTTTATGGAAAACACCATACAGATGAAACAAAGGAGAAAATTAGAAAAGTGCAAGTTGGATGTAAATCAAAATTTTCAAAATCATATGAAATAACATATCCAAATGGTAGTAAAATAATAATAAAGGGTATAAGACAATTTTGTAGAGATAATAACTTATCACACCAATTAATGTGTGCTGTCTCAAAAGGTAAACAAAAACACCACAAAGGTTATAAATGTATGGAGATTCACAATTAATATGGAAATAGTTAATGTTGTACCATTTAAAAATTTAAATATTTGTTTGGATACAGAAAATAGTGAATACTTAAGAGGTGTACATAGACATTTTGAACATTTTGTTAAGAACTATATGTTTATGCCAAAATACCAATCCGGTTGGAATGGAAAGAAATCATTCTTTAGTAAATCAACTAGAAGTTTGCCATATGGATTACTACTTGATCTAGTTAAATTCACTAATAAACAATGGAAGAATATTAAACTTGTTATTGATGATGATATAAAGGCTATGTATAAAGGTATTGAACCAGAAGTAAAATGGGATTTACTTTATAGTCCACATTACTATCAAGAAGAAGTAATACTATCAGCATTAGGAAGCTCTAAAGGCATCTTTAAATGTCCAACCGCATCGGGTAAAAGTTTAATGATATCATATATAATTAAAAGTTTACTTGAGTTAAATCAAGCAGATCAATGTCTAATTGTAGTTCCAACTATTGGATTGGTTGACCAATTTAAAGGTGATATGATTGACTACTTTATAGATCATAAGCGTATAGGCATGGTTAATAAAGATTATAAAGAGTGGAATAAAGAAATTGTGGTATCAACATGGCAATCACTTAAAAATAATCTCAATATGTTATATAAGTATAATACCATAATAGTTGATGAAACACATGGTGTTAGAGGTGATGTTCTTCTTGAAATATTAAAAGAGTCAAATGCTTTTTGGAGATTTGGATTTACAGGTACAATGCCAGATGATCCATTAGAATCACTTCAAGTTAGGAGTTATCTTGGTCCAATTTTAAAATCTTATAAAAGTAGTGTATTAGCAGAAGAAGGATATATAGCAACATGTAATATAGCTGTTATAAATGTTAATTATAATGGTGATTATACCGGACAATTTAGTGATATTAAAAATAATGTATTTGCATCACAATTTAGATTGGAAATTATATCATCTATAGTTAAAAATGTTAATAGTTCAATATTATTATTGGTTGATAAAGTTGAAAAAGAAGGATGTATTCTTGAAGAATATCTTAAGAATGATCCAAAGTTAAAAGGTAAACAGATTGTCTTTCTACATGGTAATATTGATATAGAAACTAGAGTTTACTGGCAAAAGAAATGTCATAGTGAAGATAATATTGTTATAGTGGCAACTTTTGGTATATTCCAACTTGGTATAAACATCAAGTCATTAAAGTATGCTGTTCTATGTTCATCATTTAAAAGTAGTATAAGAATACTCCAAAGCATTGGTAGAGCATTGAGGAAACATAAAAGTAAGGATGATACAGGTGCTTATATATTTGATATAAATGATCAGGTTAAATTCTTAGATGATCATGGAAAAGAAAGATTGAAGTTTTATGAAAGAGAAGAATTCTCCATCAAGAGTATTGATATATCAGAAAGCCAACCAATAATAGACTTTAAAGAATTATATTAATTTTACATAACTTATTGTTTTTATTTGGTTTTTTCTTTAATTTATAGATTGGTATTACTCTCACAATTTTATGAGAGTAATACTCCTTAAGTTGTTTAATTATCATTCTTCATGATATCTTTGTATTCTTCAAACTGGGTAATATCAATGTTAAATAAATGCATCATTACATCAGCGGCATATTGATTAGCATTTTTATGTGGGTTTTTTATCACCTCATATTTATTCATTGAATCAAGTATAGGCATAGCTATATTACAGTGAAATGACCACGCATATTCTGGATCACCTTCTAATTTCTCATTTAATTGTGTAAATGGACTTCTATTAACTTTCTTTTCAAGTTCATTTATCTCATCTCTTATTTTAAACAATTCATCAATGTATCTCATTGTTATATCCCTTTATTCTGTTTTTGATACAAAGTAGTAAAATTCAGAATCATCAATATGTTTAAACAGAAGCATACCACCTTTTTTATCACCTGTAACATGTACCTTTACTTCAAAATTTTCATATGAACCTGAAATCAATGTAAGTAAAGCATTGATATTATTAAAGTTGAAGCATAGATCAAAATCATCCAAATCAACATCAGATAATTCAAACATCATACTATTAGAATATGAATTTTGTTTATCTGTGGCTTCAATGAAAAGTTTTCCACCTTTAACGGAAAAGTAAATCTTACCAAATTTACCAGCTATCTTCTTGATTTTATTGAACTTTTCCATCAAATCCTCATCAAGTTTTTGATCAAAAAACCATTCTGATACTTTTGGTTTATCACCTTTATATGAAGCAACAAAATCAGCGGAGGCAAAATGAAAACATAACTTTTGTTTTTTATCAGTTATAATTTTGATATTACTATCACCAATTTTAGCTTCTGCCATTTCCTCATCAACAAGATCAAGATAAGGTTTAATGTTAATATTTGGATCACTGAAGTTAAACTCAACATTATCTGTGGCTGGTATATCCAATACATTATTGTCAAGATTTAACATGATAACAGCATCCATTGCTTGTGATATCATATTACTAACAATTTTTTTATCTTTAAATTTCAATTGGATAGATGGTATAACATAATTCAATGTTGCTTTCTTCATCACATCTTTTAGAGCATTTACTTTAATTTTCATTTACAGTTTTCCTTTATTTTAGTTTTATATTCAATATTCTTGACACAATTTTCTTATATTCATCCCAATCATTCTTACGAATGATAGCTTCAATTTCCTTTATTTCCTTTGGTGTGGCTTTTTGATATAATTGAACCATTTCCATAAATCCAATATTATTTTTATATGAAGCTTCTCTAATCATTAAGTGTCTCCATATTAATAAGTTCTCTTAAGCCATCAATATTACCCTCATTTATATATGTGTTATATAGGGTTTTTTCATCCTCTGTACATTTGTTCAGAAATATTGATAATGATTCAAATGGAATGTCAGTATTATCCTTTAGTTTGATAATAATAGACTGTTTATCAGGATAAACAGCATCAATACAATCAATACTTCTAATCTCAGTTGGATAATGGTTCATTTTTGTATCTATTGTATTTGATTCAAAAACAAATGCCCTATTACCAACTCTGCTAAATCCATTAATACCTGTTTTACCAAATTTTGGCTTACCAAGTTTACTTTCTTTACCAATTACACCAAATCCAGGCCAGGATTCTTTACATTTATTTGTACTTATAGCATAATAATCATCTAATTTTTTAGAAAATGTAATAGCATCCTGTTCAAATAAATCACCAAGTTCAATAAGATCATTTTTAAGACTTCCTGTATTTTTAATATCAACAACAAAAAATGAGATTTCACCTCTTTCAATTAAATTATTCTCCAACCATGATCCTTTTATCTTAGTAATACCATAACCCCTTTTTAAAAGCTTTGATTTTAAAATAGAATTTCTGTCAAGATTTTCCTTTTTAGTTATAATATCACCATTACCACAATCATGATAACTTCTAAAAGCAGTAATAGTACCAGTATCAAATTCCATCCATGCTTTTTGAACCCTCGATAATGAACTTTCATTAATATAATCTATAAACTTCATAATTTATCTATTCCTTAAAGTGATTGTAGTGCCTCTTTTTTACTTATACTATATTTATTCATCAATTCCTCAACCAACTTATCCTTCTTTTCATCTTTGTTTTTCTTTATCCATTTAATAAATCTCTTCTTTTTGGGTATTTTATTAAAGAAATACTTATAAACAAGTTTATCAGGCACATTAAAAAGTATTGAATTTACTTCATCCACCCATGGCATAAGTTCCTTATCATGTGATAACCATAATGTAAGTATAAATGAACTTACTTCCTTTTTATCATATTCAACAGGTAATTTCAAGCAAACAGAATCAATTACATTAAAAAGATCATTTGGTTTTCTTTCTTTTGGTTTAACAGCCATATTAATTCCTATAGTTTGATAGTCTTATCTTGAATCATTTTAAAATACATTCTCATGAAGTTTATCTCTTTATTAGCTACAATATTATTTCTATAAGAAGCTTCACCAACATGTTTCAGAACTTTCATCCATAAGGTGTTCATAAATGTGATTATATAATCCATCATAATGAATGGCATGACTTTTTAAAACTTTTCTTACTTCACTTGGATCAACATTCATTTTAAAAAGAATCTCATCAAATACCTTTTGTGAATTTGATTGTACAATTTCTTTTGTGAGTACACCATCAATAACATTTTGTCTTAATGTTACGATGGTACTCCTGATGTCAGGATAACATCTTTTAACCAGATTAACAATTGTTGAAGGACTATACTTCACACCTTCTGCTTTAAGTATCATTTCACAATATTTAAAGATATCAACTGCCGGTGGACTAGCAAGTTCAAATAGTTGACAACGTGATTTCAACTCTGGAATAATATACTGTTCGTAGTTACAGCAAAGTATCCATTGTGTATTGGATTGTGTGGATTCAATCAAATCTCTTAACATTTTTTGGGAACCAGATTCACCCTTTGATAAAGCATCTGCCTCATTAAGATAAATAAGCTTCAACTTACCAATGGACATAGCCTGAGCAAAAGATTTAACTTTATCTCTCATAACTTCAATACTATTTTCATCACTGGCATTGATCTTTAAAACATTACCTTTTAACTTATGATGCTCAATTAAAATGTTAACAAATGTCCCTTTACCAACACCAGGAGGACCATAGATCAACATATTTGGTCTTGTTTTTAAAGCTTCACCAAAAGAAGCTTTGATATTATCATTAAGGATCATCTTATCAAATTCTTTTGGTTCATATATGTGTTCCCACAATCTTCTTTCTTCCATTAACTACACTCCTTGATTAAGAATTCTCTTTCTTATTTCCTGACCACCACATTCATCAGTATTAAAATATTCACATGTTTTACACTCATCAATACCAAACATCTGAATTATCCAGCATTCAGACGTTAAGTCACTTTGATTAACAGTTTTAACCAAAGTTATTTTTAAATTATCAGATTCCATAACATTTCCTTTTAAAATTATATTATAACAAAATTAGTTATTAAAAATCAATTATTCAAACATCTTCTCAAAAGTTTTAATAATCATATTAGAGTTATTCATACAAAATAGTATCAATTAAATCCTCAAGAGAGTAAAGAAAGTTATATAAATAATATTAACATATAACAATGGAGATGTCAATATGAATTATTATAAAATATACCAAAATCTAATGTCCACAAGAAAGTTTAAAGAACATGGACACCAAGGCTATTGTGAAACCCACCATATAATTCCAAAATGTATGGGTGGTATGAACAATGATAGCAATAAAGTAAGACTTACAGCAAGAGAACACTTTATAGCCCATAGATTACTAGTAAAAATATATGATAGTGAAAAATTAAAATATGCTTTATGGGCTATGTGTAATCAATGTAGTAAACATCAGAAAAGGGAGATTATAAACTCACATGTGTATGAACACGTTAAAACATTATTTAGTAAATCAATATCAGGTAATAATCACTGGGCTAAAAAACCTGAATTTAGGGAGAGAATGAGACAGATCGCATTAAATAGATCACCTATGAGTCAGAAAACAAAGGATAAAATATCAACAATACATAAAGGAAAAGTAAAATCAACAGAATGGAAAAGAAAAATTGGTAAGGGTAACAGTGGTAAAGTAAGAACTGATGAAAATAAAAAACAAATAAGTAATACACTAAAATTATTATATAAAAATGGACATAAAAATCCAATGCAGGGTGTTATAAGAGAAAAAACACCCTGTATTTATTGTGGAAAGTTAGTTGATGTGGCTAACATGAAAAGATGGCATAATGACAATTGTAAATTCAAACCATAAATTTATTAATAAAATCAATTTTTTTATCTATAGTGATATGCTCAATAATATCATCAATGGATCTACCCTTTTTTAAAGAAAACATAATACCAGAAATATTCAAGTCTTTAACAACCAAAGCAAAATCCTTTTGATTTTCTATATGTTTATTTTTATTCCAGGTATCCTTAATATCATTAATAAATTTATCATATGCAGCTTTATACTTCATAACCGTATCAGTAAACTCAGGAAAATAAACCAAGAGTTCATCCTCTTCACCCTTAAATACAATATCAACAAAACTCTTCAATGAACCCTCACCTTCACCTTTTAATCTATGAATTGCCACATACGAACTGTTCTTAATTTTAATTCTTTTTTGTGAGTAAGGGTCATAACATACAATACCTTCATCCATAGCATCTCTTGATTCAACAAATTTAGTCAATTCACCAGGTGAAAAGCTGTTTTTAAGATCATATTTCCTAATAATATCACAATCAAATTCAAATTCCATAATATGAGGAGTAAACATAGAATAGTCAACAAAGATACCAGTAATATTACTTCTTATAGCTAACAAGGTAGCTCTTGTTTCTCTATATCTAGTTACAACTCTATTTTCAGGGGAGGTAAGTTCAAAAATATAAGTATGATCCTTTGAACAAAATTCAAATCCAGTTTCAAGATCAACGCTAATAGCTTCAAGGAATAAATCATCGAAAGATTTACCCATTGGAGTAGTACCCTCAGCATAAGCTGTGCCTCTGGTAGCAGCACACCATTTAATACCATCATGATAGACATTAATCAATGAGCCATCAAGTTTATTAAATATAAGACAATTATCCCAATCAAAAGTATCTTTATCATCTCCTTCTCCATAATTAAAAAATCTATCGAATGAGCGACAAAGAACATTGTAATCAGGTTTTGAAAGAATCAAACCTCTACATTCAATTATAATAGGATGGAATTTAGGTTTGGAATCAACTTTATAATTAAGAACAACTCTATCATCATAATGTTTAGCAACTAAACCAAATTCTTCCTCAAGTTTTTCAATGCTATTTTCTCTAGTATATTTCTGAGTGGTTAACATAATAATTCTCCTATTTCTTAAGGATTTCTCTACAATTTCTTTGTTCTCTACCTTTTCATGGTTTTATAATCTCCTAATAGAATTTACCATTTCACCAGTATCTATTTTATTATGCCAGTATTTTATAAGTACATCTTCATTCTTAACTATCCACATTTTCACATCATTCAGAACATTTGGAGGCAACTTTCCATGTAGTAGTGTTGGATTGGACTCAATTGTTATAACAACATCAAGACTTTCTGTATTATTCTTACTTGATAATTTAATTCTTGGCCCATGCTTTACACATATTTTTGAAGAAACCCAGATAATATAATCAATACCGGTGTGTCTTTTGTGGAGATTTGACATTTCAAATAACTGATTATCATCAATGTAGTTTTTAAGTTTCATAACTATTTCCTTATTATAGAACTATTATACATCACCTGGTATAAATGTCAAGTCTTATTTTAACCATTGTGGTCTTTCTAATAACCACTTAACAGTTTTTTCTAAGGAATCTTCAAATGTTTTTGGTATTATCCAACCTAGTTTGGTCATTTTTGAACCATCTAAAGCATATCTTAAATCATGTCCTGGTCTTGATGAATGAAAATCAACCATTTCAAAATAAAGTCCTTTTCCCATAATATTAGCTATCATTCTAGCTAAATTCAAATTTGTAACTTCTTTTTCACCAACAATATTGAAATAATCAATATTACCATCTGTTAATTCATAAGATTTTATAATAAAATCAATAGCATTAGCAACATTTCTCGCATGTATATAAAATCTTGATCCAGAAATCTTCTTATCAGAGGATGAATGAATTTGTATAGTCTCACCCTTAAGAATTTTATTGATACAAAGTGGTATAAACTTTTCTGGATGCTGTCTTTCACCAAAAATATTCATTGATCTTGTAACTATTATTGGTAATTTATAACAGTTAGCATAAGCATTACAAAATTGCTCCGCTGCTGCCTTGGAGGCTGAATATGGATTCGTGGAATTATATCTATCATATTCACTATATCTTACATTGTTTGGTGCTGGACCAAAGACCTCATCAGTTGAGAAATATACAAATAATTCAAGGTTGTCTAATTTCATAGCAAATTCTAATAAGTTCACGGTACCAACAGTATTTGACATAACAAATTCCATTGGATGTGTTATTGATCTATCAACATGTGATTCCGCTGCTAAATGTATGATATAATTAATGTTTTCACACTCTTTAAATACACCTTGCTCACCGGTATTGGATAAATCGCATGAAAGTATTTTAACCCTTTTACTATCATATGCTTCTATATCAACTACTCTATCAAAACCACAACTTGAATATGATAATTTATCAATAATGATGATATCCATATCACTATTCTTAAGATAATACTCAACAATATGGTGGCCCACAAACCCACAACCACCTGTTATTAATATAGTTTTTCCCATTTTTATTCCTTTGGTATGGTTATATCATATTTTTCAAGTGCCATCATCATCACATTAATTGGTGATAGATCATCACATGATAAAACAGATTTTAAAATTGAAGGTGAAAAACCTGAGATAAGAGCAATATTTTTATTATCAACCGTTTCTGGTTGACCAACATATGGACAAAGATTCCAATATACTATTTTTGGTCTTGAATATCCACTTTCATCCCAATTTTTAAGTTCCCTTTCAATAAGGGTTTCAGGTTCATCACATTTCTTTCCTCTTCCACTACGAATTTCATTAAGAGAAAATTTTGTTGCTACTGAGAATTGCATATCAGAACATATAAGTAACATTTTTGGCATATTATCATCTGATATAGCAAACATTTTAGCTATATTTAAAAGTAATTTAAGTGCTAAATCAATTCTGGTAGAACCAACAGCACCATCAAATGAACATATAGCCTCAGAGAATTTTAAACCTTCCCATGATGTTAATTTACTTTCAGAACAAAACTGAATAAATTTTTTATGAAATGGACTATCTTTTGGAATCATACTGGAACAATATAATGCTAAGCCACATGTTACATCAAAGGCTGTTATTGATTTTGATCTAGATACAGGAGAAACCATAGAACCAGAAGAATCTGATAATACCATTATACTTTTATTATCACCAATATAATTTGGAAGTGACTCAAACTGTTCATTAGCTATTGTTACATCACCATTTTTAACATTACGTACACAATCATGTGGAAATAATACACTTGAATTTATTGTAGTCTCTTTATTGGCAAGTTTATTTTTATAATCTGTAAATCCTTCCATATCATGTTTAATAAAAGCATTTGAAAATCTTGACATAGCAACAGATGGTACAGCCTTATAATTTATCTCATCCCATTTATTAGAACACATTTTTGTTTCAATGATATGTTCTGATCTAATAGATGATAATAGTCGTCTAAAATCACCCATATTTCTAACATGATCATCATCCTTAAGTTTAAGGAATAATGGGATATCAGTTCTTTTGGCCCATTTAGCAGCCAAAACATTCTTATTAAGTATATTTTTAATCCAAAGTGAAACCGCTTCTGATTCGGAGTTTGTTTTAAATAATGATCTCAAATCATCAAAGCGACCATACTTGGAGATAAGTTCAATGTTTTCAGATATCCATTTTGAATCTTTATCTCTTTTAGCAAGCCATTTTAAACATCTTCTAAATCCACTTCTGTTACCTGCTCCACCACGACAATCTCTTAACCATAATAAAAGTTTAAATGAGATTTCTTTATTTGTAATCCATGATCTTTGGAATAAGGAAAGAATGTCTTCCTTGTTTGAGTAAAAAGAGGGTTTATCAGTATCATATAAAGAACCAGCTTTTGAAAAGAATTCAACACAATGGTTCAGTGAATGTTCGTATTGGAATGCTCCTTCATTTGTCTTCATAAGATACTCCTTTAAAAAAATTTAAGGAATATTCTTAACAAATATTCCTTAAATTTGAAGGTTAATATGTAATTTCAGATGGAAATGATTAACCAAAAGTTTTAATCTCCATTTGATAGTTTTATAGACAGGTTGATATATTTTATGGATCACAAAAGTTTTAATCATCATGATTCCATCTGAATTTACGACGTGATAAAAATATATCTCATATAATTTAGTGTTTTTGCTGTAATCAACCTTTTAACTATCATTTTTTATTAGTGCCACTGTGGGATAATAAAAAATCTATCTAAAGGGATAAACACTTAGATTTATCCCTTTTTAATATTTGCTATTATTCACCCAAAACAACTTCTTTGAGGTTCTTTGCTGCTTTAAAAGCAACAACTTTCTTCTCAGGAACATCAATAGGATCACCTGTCTGGGGATTTCTTGCTGTATAAGCTTTTCTTGTGGAAAGTTTAAATTTACCAAAACCATAAAGCTCAACATCTTCACCATTACCAAGTGTGGATGTCATAATATCAATTACCGATTCAACAATTTCTGTTGCTTCCTTTTTGGTTGTTCCTCTTGTCTCTGCTAGTGCTGCTGCCAATTCTTTTTTGTTCATTTTAGTTCTCCTTACATGTTTAATTTAAATTACTTTTTATAAAACTCACTGATTGAATCTTACACTGAATATTTATATAATAACACTTACTTTTGCCTTTGTCAACTTGAAAATCAATTTTTTTCAAGTTTGTTATAACTATTCTAAATAATTGAGTTTTCCTTTACATTTAGAACATATTCTCAGTTGACCTCTTAAAATTTTATTATGAATTATAGATGAAATCTCATGTGTTCTACAATCACATGTATATTTAAAGTATTTAAGTCTTCTAGTTGAAGTTGGTATTGTATAATTATGAGTAGCTTTTGTTGGAATACCAAGTGACATAGCAACAAATTTCCACTCTCTACCATGGGGTTTAATTTTATGTCCATAAATAAAATCAGCTACATAATGAGCAACTTCATGAATTATGGTTCTATCATAATCAGATTTATTAGCTTCCGCTATATCCAAATTAAATCTAAGACGTAAATCCTTTACTGATCCATCAATATTTCTATAAAATGAAAACATACCTGCTGAACCACCTTTAAGATCAAAATAAATTGGAATACCTTTAATATCAACATTGAAAATTTTATTGGCTTCCTTAATTGTCTTATCAACCATATTTTTAATATATTCTTTCATAAAGTCCCCTTAATCATTAGTATGTGTATTATATCATATATCATGATTAAGTCAAGTATTTTATTCACAAAAAAGTTTTAAGAATTTTAGATGGTTCTCTTCATCAATATTCATAATACATATAGAACTACCATCATATGGGTCACAATTGATACTAATTTTATCATCAAATATTGATACCATTGGAATATCATTTATAATTGAATGGAAACCCACATGATAATTAAAATCAAGCACATTAAACACTATATCATTATTAGATAATAGTTTGATAACATCTTCACAATTCTTCTTTTTACAACAAAATTGTATTGGGTAACTTTCAAACTTTTCATTTTCCGCTACCCATAAATCAAGACCAACAAACCTTAAAAGATTGAATATCTTTTTATTTTTAACTCTAATATTCATTCTATTCAGTCCAATCATTATCATATACAACATTAATATTAAAATGATTAATAATCTTTTTAAGACAATGTTGACATAATTCAAATTGAACCCTTGTTTCATCACCAAAAACAGAACTATAACCACCAACAGCATCATAAATGAAAAACTCTTGTAGTTCCATATCATCAATATATTCTGTTCCACACCCACTACAAGTAATACTCTTAAGTTCCGCTACATCCTTGGTTACTTTTTTATAAATATAATTTATCATAATTCCTCATTTATATTAATGTTAAAGTGATCTACAATATGTTTTAAACAATATTGACATAAATCTATAGAAAGGTCACTACTTGTATAAAATAAATTTGATGGACCGCATTTATATATCTTAATAAACTGATCACATTCGGGATCATTAATATCAAATTCCTTTTTACACATATCACAAATCTTTGATTTTGGGATATCACAATATATCAATTCCCTATCATTATGTATCATACTCTTCTCCTAATTATTGTAAGCACTTAAGATAATATGATCAATAAAACTATTATCCCTCTTATTAGAATCACCAATTTTACTTAACATATTATGAATAATATCAATATGATTAAAGATAAGCTTCTCAACATCTAAAAATGAAACATTACCTTGTTTGATGTTAGAAATAAAAGGAGCTGACCATAATGGATATTGGATTGATCCAAATTCAATCAATTCTTCCATTTGAAAAAGGGCTCGAACAGCATGAGACAATGCCTTCCAATCAATTCCTTTATTTTGTTCAGCTAAAATAGCCCTACTACCATACTGTTTAAACTCTTTAGCAATTCTATCATAAAACTCTTTGAAAGTAATATTACCTTGATGTGCCTTGCCACAAATAATAATGGATTGAACACCATTAAGTTCCTTTAAAAAACAAAAGGAATCATGGTGAAATTTTTCATCAAGAACTTTAATAAAATCAGTAATCTTATCATTATCATCAAATGGTGTAATAAGAAGCTCATTAT